GGCGTTGAGATCAAATTGGTTACCTTTATCATCTGTCGCGACCACCGACTGTCGGCCATCTTTTGCTGCCAATAGACCGAAACTAGGGAAGGAACCGCCCGCCGATTCGGCGATCTGTTGTGCAGCTTGTGAAGCTTTTTTGCGGCTGTCCGCAGCTGCGTTATTTAGAAGCAGTGCCTGCTTTGCAGCAGAAGTTGCAGCATCGTGTCCATCCCCCAGAACCGCTTGATAAGGAAACATGCCGCTAGCAAAAGTATCATTTTCTTGCCACCCCAAATGAGCCTCGTGAATGACTGTAAAATCTAAGTTAACCTCAAGAAGCTTGGGAATAATTAGGGCATTCCCTTGCCCAGTATCCCCTTCTGGTATCAATACACCACCTTCTGGGTTCTCTAAGTTGTGGTTAACTGTGAGGTTGCCCACAACGCCCAACAATCCTGAAGATGCCTCACCGCCACCTAAGCTCTTATAAGCCGTAAACATATCTTTAGGTGCTCCAGGTGTAATGTCGCCAGTTGTTATCTGGCTAACCAAGTTCATTACACGCAAACGCATCAAAGGCGACTGTGTGATGGTGGTGGCCGAATTAACTTCAGAATACGTGGGATATAAAAACTGAATGAGTCTTTGTACCTTAGCGAGATTTTCATAACCCTCTCCATGAGTAGAACAGGGTATCTTAAACGCCAAAGTTATCTTACGTGTGGTCTGTTTATACATTTGAATGGGATCGGCGCGACCATAAACACTTTCAGATTGCCATTCAGGAGAATAAGTTTCGTTAAACGAGGTGATAAAGGCTTTAAAATTAACGGTCTTTTTAGATGGGACATGATAAAAACCTATTACAAGGCCAGCGTTAGCTAACGAATCGGTGCCGTCAACCAAAGCACTTCCTTTTGGAAGGTCCTCATATGCAGCATTATTAAAGGTGTAAGTAGTCATTAATATCTCCTTGTTGTTTTAATTATCTCTCTGGCAAAAAACTAACCCATGTTATGGGCGTATGATACCCGAACTACCATTATCGTTTGCAGCGCCACCAACTGTGGCTGTAGCCCGAATTGCAGTTCTACCCACAACACGATTGTCTATCTTAACTTCGAGTGGCTGTTCGAAAGTTACCTTGGGCACTTGAGTCTGACCAGTCAACGCTGCGTTTGTAACATTTTTCACTATGACTTCCAAATTATCCACAGTAGCACGAGTATTGGCGCTCACATGCTGCAGTACTTGGCGACTAGTCAATTGCATATCTTCTCCATCTGCAGTGGTGGAGGTCATTAATGTTGCTAAAGCTACCGTTTTTCTTTCTGGAATATGCTCAAGCTCTGAAACGATCCCTTTAATTCCCTTTTGTATTTGTAACATACGTTCCGCTGTTTCAGACGTAAATGGGGTTGTGAGAGCAGACGCAAATGCTTCTGCTTTGTTTGCGTCTAAGCGATTAATGATAGTAACAAGCCCCAACAGCGCAAGGCCCATCACCGCAAACCCATAAGCGCCCAAGACCATCATCGGCGCGACTGCGATCATTACGTACATAAACCCTGCTAGTGCCAGGAGTTTGGGAACATCCACTTCTCTAAACATCAAAGATAAACCTGCAGCCATCAGACCCACACCCGCTGCAGCTATAAATATACTAGCACCAATGCTCAACATTGTCAAGGCAAAAACAGCTAATCCAGCAGCAACGTAGGGATTAGCTAAGGCTGCACCTAACGCTGCCAACGCAGGAGTTAGGAAATAGACCCCGGCACCAATGGCCAATAACGTAGCCCCCAGGCCTATGAGTTGTGGTGTATTGAGCATGCTAAACGCGGCTGCCATCATCGCAACTCCACCTGTCACTAAAAAGACACCAGCGCCCAATTGCAACATAGATATGGCGGCGCGTTGAATTGATGGTGTACTAGCGTCACTATAGCGCCCTAGCAAAAACATTGCCGTCCCAACAGAAGCCAAACCAATAGCCAGCTTCGAAGGGGATTCTATCATCAGCGCTTTTTTTAACGCCCAAAATATAGCTACGGCAGCGGCGCCAATAACAGCCCATTTCCAAAACGCCTTATTGGTAAATAGCTGGGCAATTCCGACACTTTTGATACCGTTCTCTAACGCCATCTGAGCATAAAATTGCGCCCAATCGGCGGCTGTTTTGATGGTAGTTATCACAAGCCACGCCTTGCTGGCCAAAGCCCATGCCATCATGGCCCCCTTATAAGCAATTACCAAACTGAGAACGTTCATGATGGTATCTGCATTTTTCCCCATCCATTCAGTCAGCGATATTATCTTATCTAACAATGGCACAAGAACAGGCGTAGCTGCTGCCATGGCTGCATTAAGTTTTTCCTGAACCGATTGAACTGCCAGAGCATTCTGCTTAAGATCAACAAGATCTGCGGCTGACTTTTGCGTAACGCCTGACATTTCATCAATATTGCCAGATAACATCATGGCCAAATCACCAACATCGGACAACCCTAAAGCATCCTTATAAAAGTTTTTCTGGTAGTAACTCATGTCATCAAAGCTTAAGCCAGCATCAAGGATTGAGTCTCGAATTGTTTTAAACCTTTCTGCAGGATCTGTCTCCATCATAAGATCCATCGCATTTACAAAGTTTCCCCCTAGGGCCGCATTAAGTTTTCCGGCCTGCTCTGCGGCGCCCTCAAAAGTATCAAATTTGTTGGTTATGTTCAATACTTTCTGCATCTCCATACCGGTAATCTTCGAAACATGCGCAAGATCTTTAAATGCCTGCACGCCCTGATCTCCCATCTTGGCCATAATATTGCCGGCATTAGCAAAATCAGCCGCCATCCGCTGTGGGGTGACGCCCAATTCTTTAGCAAAAGTAACCAATTCACGCTGCGTTTCTTCTGCAGTGTCCGTTGACATACCCAGAGCCTTGGTGGATATTTGAATGCCTTTCGCGAAATCTTCATTAGCTACGCCCAACTTGCCCAAAGTGGTGGCGGTGTCCGCGAGCATCTCTTGTGTTTCTCGGCCCGCCATCGTAAAATCTGTAAAAGTGCCCCACAAAGCCTGCGTAGCTGCTGAGGATTCTTCCGCAGTAATGCCATATTCTCTATTGGCCTCGTACACAGCCGTAACCATTGTGGCCATTTCTGCGCTAGCGCCCGTAGCCTTACGAAAAGCAGCTTCAGTATTAATCAGTTGAAGCGCCATACCAGCTATGTTATTTACAAACATTGCTGCGCCGGCGGTGGTAGCGGACCCGAAGAAAGCCATGGCAGACGACGTACCCCCCTGCAACGCTTTTACCATATCTGTAACAGGCCCCATTAAATCAACTTGGAACGAAAGCCCCAGCTTATTTATTTGTTGCCCCAAACTCTTGGCTGCGCCCACTGATTCGCTTAAAGTGGCGGAATATTCTTCGGTAAGGGCCGCCATCTGTTCAAGTTGGGATATTTGTGTGTCATACTTTTGAATTAATGCGGCGACATGGGTGGCTGATTCTCCGTCCTGTTTGGCCTTTTCTATGGCAAAAGCTTTTTCCCTTCTCAAGACTTCGATCTTCTGAGCGCGGAGTAACGCCTCGGCCTCTTGCGTCTTGACACTTTCTTGATATACCAATTCTAAAGCTTTAGCTTCCGCCATCTGTTTTTGGAGCGAGACTAGGCTCTTTTCTAGTGTAGCCAGATGTTGCTCAAGGTGGCCCTTGACTTTATCACTGATACCCTCGCGCCGTACGACCTGCTGCAAGATATCGTCATTTATCTTGCTGATGGCCTCTATAATTTCCCTGGTATCTTCAAGGGTTTTTAAATGTGCCGCTGCTTGATCGGCAGTCATATCCCCTAAATTAGTTCCGTCGCCTTCGGCAGCCATAAAATGCCCTCTTTTAAATTAGTCTTAAGTAAATAGTTTTATACGCAAAAAGGCAGCGCTTTGTTCACGCTGCCTTTCAGGTACTTCGATATTTTGCAGGAACACTAGGTTGGTTGTGAGCCGACAACGTTTGCGTTGACGTTCCAGAACCTCTACTTGCGTTCTTTATTGCATCTGATTCATCTTTAATTTGTTTCGCTAATCGCTGAACAAACCATTTTCGCAAACCCAACGGTAAATTGTAAGCTTCCGAAAACGACCATCCCCCCGAATATTTTAAAAAGAAGAACTGTTCGTAAACATTCTCCATATAATCATCGGTCAGGCCAAAAAAAGTCCGCTGTAAGCGGGACCTCCATTTCCTGCTCGTGATCACACTCAGAACACTCAAAGTGCTGAGTAAGATCAACATTTGGAGCAGCTAATTCGTATGCCAATCTTAAATGACGAGAATCCATAGAAGGCACATTCTCGATAAAGAACTTAATCGCCTCGGAGGACGCGTCACCACTCACAGAAACAATCATTTGCCTAAGCTGAGTAGTAACAGTTTTTTCGGGCACTTTCTTTTTTCGCGCGCGCTCTAATGAGGCCACAAGAGCTTTTTCGTCATAACCTGTCAATAACCTAAAGACAACCTCAATTCCCGTACGCGGTAGCGTGACAGAAAAAGTGCCGTTTTGGTTATCTGCAATGTCAAGCTTACTAACATCATCACCATGATAAATATCGGCCTCTTGTAAGTCAAAGCCGTATTCTTGTGTCGCTCCGCATTTCGGACAACTTACTGTAGTGTTGTAATCGCTGCCATATCCAGCAACTCTCATCGCAACAATAATAGCATTGCGATCACCCACCAACAAAGAATCGGCATTTAAACCTTTTTGCATAATAACACTATTCAGAACCCTGTCGAGTGCAATGCCTTTCTTTAAAAGAGTTCGGGACGTAAGCATGTCCTCTTCTTTTGCTGTCATTTGTTTAATTTCGATACTCTCCTGGCCATGTAAAGGATGGTTTTCAGGATAATATCTTCCCTTGGATGGTAGCTCTACAAAATCAGTAGGGATGACAAATGAAAATCCCTCTGATTGGCCACCTTGCATTAAGTCGGGCGGGGGATTATCCACATTAGGATTTGGGGTTCCCACCCTGTCTCTATTTCTAGCCAATATACACCTCGTTATGTTATGTTGCTATATGTTTTTAAAATCAAGAATCTGCCATGGAGAAGTATTGCGTCTTATTGAATGCCTCTTCGGTTGTAGAACCTTTTTCATCCGTCTTCACTTGTGCCCAGTCGTACTTAAGTGTCACAGAAAGCTCTGTCAAATCATCACCACCATACTCCAAGTCACCGTACTTCACTTCAGTGATAAATGCATTCCACAATGTCCACTGCTCAATATCATTACCAGCAGCATCAATCTGAGTAATCAAAACTTGACCGACGCCCGCTGCGGCGCCTGCCTTGGACATACTTCCCAAATCGTTAGGAGTAGCAGGGATCTTATAACCACTTCTCTCAATCATCCCAGAAAGCGTTGCTGCCATATCGGGAGATTGTGGATCTACCATAGTTACTGTAACGTCCTGCCATGTTACCGAACCTGGGTAATAAAAGGTATGATTAAGGTATTTATGTTCGGCAGAACTAATTTGAAAACTCGGCTTGGTAGCCGTCTTTGCCATCCATAAAATGGTAGTTTCATTGGCCTGCATGCCCATAAACTCTACCTTAAATCTAAATTTTCTTTTTGGATCCTTTAGATTAGTATTATCACCAAAATTTGTTGACCAGAATGCCATAATTAAGTTACTCCTGTAATTCTAAATTAATTAGTAAGTGTGGGGAAAAACTCCCCCACATCTTTTAGTCATCGAAAGAAGCGCCAGTATTCATGATAACAAAGTCGATGGCAATGTATTCAATAGCGCGGGCTGGCTTAACCATGATCTTGGCATACAAGATGTTCTGATCGATTAAGTCGGGGGTAGTTGTAGTCTCATCGAGAATCAAACGATAATCAGTGATACCAAACTGGGCCTTAGTGTTGGCCAAAAGAGGCTCAATAAGGCTTGTAAATCTATTCCATGTAGATTGGACATTTTGCTCAAACAGAACCTGTGTAGAGAGGATGGAAATCTGCTTCTTCAAGTAGATGACAAGCCTTCTAACATTAATTCTATCAAGTGCAGACTGCCTCTGCTGCAATGTCTTCTGTCCAAAGACCACAATTCCACTAGAGGGGAAGGAGGCAATCGGATTAATTCTTGCTTCGTAAAGGGTGTCTCTCTGCTTGCTTGTCAGGCGTTCCGACACATTTGTTACGGGAATACCTGCTGCGCCATCAGAAAGGCCGCCGCGATTAAATCCTGCGGGTGCAAACCACACTGCGCTGGAACGTTCGGAACTGGCCAAAACGCCCATCATGGCGACAGAGGGGGGAACCCACAAGAGTCGGCCAGAAGTCTCATCTCGCGTCTGAACCCATGGGTAGAAAGCGCAACCGTAACTCGAATCAATCAGACGATCCTTGAGTGCTGTAGCAGCATTTTGAGGAGTTGTACCGATTCGGTCCTTGGCAGTGGCTTTATAAGCTTCTGCAGGCGGAATGTACACATCAGGAAGGTCAATCAGTGCCAAAGAATCGGCGCGAGCTTCACATGTGTTAATCGCATGCTGTGTAAGGCCAGTCTGTGTGAGACCTGGAACAGTCAACAAGTTCATATCGACCGCTTCTGGATCGGCAACAGTATCGATAGCGCGCTTAATTGTGTAATAAGGCGACGAATTCAATTCAGTGGGTGAAGTTCCGAAGCCAGCGTTGTAAACTGGATCTGGCAGCTTGATATCAAAGCCGTCGAAGGCTCCGAAAAGCTGTGCCGTTATACTATCGTACCCTGCATTAAGCAACGTAACATAACTTGCGACTGCATCACCAGCAACGCGGGAGCCAGATGCCCAATAATAGCCGCCATCACCGGCTTCGCACACATCATCCAAAGAAACAATGCTGGAATATCCATTAACACCTGCATCAGAGCCTGAAACTCCTCCTGCCGTATAGCCAGAGTACAGAATTCTTGCGTAATCTGGAGTACTTACATCATATGTAGTACTGCCAGAAGCACGAGTTGTCTGGATGCCGAAATAAGCATTAGTGGGGTCCGAAAGACCACCATCGGAAGCCGAAAGGCGCAATCTCAATGAAGGGAAGGCCAAGCTGCCCGAAAGGCCGCTTTCGGAAACGCTAGCATACTCGACGCTCACAGAGTCATCACCCCAGAAAACGGACCCAGTTGCGTTGGCTGGGGTACCGAAATAGCCGGGGCCTACGATGAATCGATTTTGCACCGCGCTTCCAGACCATGCCATAGAACCAGTACTATTAGACATGTCGGTGGCTTGAGTAACCGTTGTATATTGTGGGGCACCAAAGACGCCGTACGGTACATTGTATGGATCCGAAGCGCCAGCGTCTACATCGGAGTTCATTTCAACACGAATAAACTTAGACTGACTTCTGTAATCACCGTAGGTGCGAAGCCTACGCTGTGTTGTATCCCACTCTGTATACTGGTCGCCAATCATACGAGCCACGTACTTTTCTGAGGTGGGGTCAAGCGTACACATGTCGAAGCGTTCCATCACCTGAACTGTGTTATCCGAATCTGCTATATTGCGTACCAAGACGGTGAATGTACCGTATGGGGAAACACTACTGTTCGAAGGACGCACATTAGTAATCGAGATTTTGCAATTACGCTGCAGCCACTCACCATGACCTCGGCCATGGATACGGAACAACTTCTGCATATTGAGAGCGTCATAACTGCCCGTATTGCCATCAAGCTGCTGTCCGATGAACCAGCCCGTCTTAGCTTCCACAGTAGCTTGGCGCATAGTTCCTGGCGTAGTAGTAACTGAACCCGATAAAGCAATCGGGAAGGTCACACCAATCAAGGCTGTGTCAATCAAGCCGTTGTCACGAAGTGTCTGTTCGTAGCTCTCGCCCAACCAATATCCCTTATGCGCTGCGGCGGGATAAAAGGTGCCAGCAGTAGAAGCAAGTTGCGGGTTGGTGTTAAAGCGCTTGCGCATAAACCGATCATTAGCGTCATTAAAGCCAAAAGTCACAGTTTCGTTCGCGCCTGCACCGCCCGAAATATACATCTTAAATTCGCCAGCAGTATCACTCAAAACAGCCATACCGTGTCGGATTGAATTTCTGAAGACATCCAAGGGAACGTTCGAGCCAGTTCCAGCCACTGTACCAGTCAAGTACATGGAAGCTGACACATCCTGATAAAAGATAGCGGCTAACTGACCAGTTCCCAGACTTGCAGAAGCGATGCCGCCCACAGTCGTGGAGGGGGCGTGTCCACTCCCGGGGTTAATGCTAAACGAAGAGCTATTGAAGACCCAAAGTCCAATTGCGCCGCCGTTTTCAGTGTAAGTACTAGCCACTGTTTTGGACGTTGACCAGCCAGCCTGACCAGCGGTTGCAGCAGAAGGATCTTGGCAACCTAAAAGGCGAATATAGGTAAGAGGGGCAACACCAGCGTTCAAGAATGCCTTAGCGGCGTACGTTCCATACATGGGAGATTGAAAGTTACCATCGCGGGCCACATCGGCGCCGGCGCCTCCAGGTACTGTGTCTCCGAACATGGTTACAAAGTCAGAATATGATTCAACTTTAATGGGCTGCATCGCTAAGCCGCGCTGCGCACGACCGATGACCACGGGGCCGATAGTATCCGAACGTTTGGGAATAAACGAGTTATCAATTTCGTTGATAAACACCCCAGGAGATACAAATTTGAAATTCTTAATTGACATTCTTGGTTCCTCTCTTTAAAAATTAGAATTAATTGGTGTCACAATCATACTTTAAATAGTATTTTCTATTTCAAAAGTCTTCAGGAAGTCTAATAAAATAAAACTTTGAGTTCAGGAACTGATTGTATAGAAACCATCTGGACCTTTTACTGCCAACCCTTCTTGTGGCCAACTAATTTCCACAAAATTTTCATCTACTCTGACAATAGGCCTATCGTCATTTTCGCCTTCCCCAATTAAATACCCTAACACGCGAATGGTAACATCAGAAGAAAATAATCTGATTTCTTCTCCCAAATTAGCAACATTATTATTACTGGTAAAGCCCTGGTCAATGAATCCCTCGTATAGATGGCCATTATATTTCAAAACGAAAGCATTCACCTGTCCCGTCCTTGTCATAAACGGTTGCAATAGATCGTTCATCTGCTGTTGGTATTCAGATTTAATAGAGATCTTATATTCTAAATTAACGTATACTGGAATTGGAATTGATAAGGTCCTGACAACGATTTTCTTATTAATCCTGGGAAAGTCAGTTTGTACTTTGCCGCCCGTGTATTCACCTTCACGGATATTTCCCACAACGGCGTAGTTTCTTGTCTTATCTTCCACAATCTGCTTGGCTAAAGTCATTCGACCTGTCCTTCCATTCTTCTTGTCTGAATATATTTGTGCCTGAAAGGAGCCTTTGCGAGTAGGATCTTTCGTAATTCCTGTACGCTCTACACTGATAAGTGGAAGCTTTAAGGCCCCATTATCATCGCGGAGGGCCTTGTCATGTTTAACTTGATATGCACGTTCAGGTGCCTGCCACAAGACAGGAACTCGACGGCGCCCCTCATTGGTAACCGCCGACAATTGTAAACTCTCTTTAAGCCATCGTACCAAGGCAGTGTCAATTGTTTCAATACTAGAAGCCAGCATACCTATCTCACTCAATTTAAGATTGGTCCCAGCAGGTATCATCGCAAAATCAAAATCATCAGGTAGCATCAAATAATCCTTTTCTAGCGCGGCGGCAGCGTGCGGAAATTTCAAACGAGTGATCAGCTTGGCCAAACAAAAGTTTCGGCTCAACTAACTTCACTATCTCATAATAATTATCACTGTAGAGTACAAAGTCACCCTCTCTTACATATAAATTCTGATCATCCTCAAGACGACGCTTGTGAAAATGTACATTAATTTCCCAACTTTTATCGACACCAGCGCCCTCCATATACTCGGTTGAAAAATCAGTAAACTCAACTAAAGCATATATGCGAATAGGCGACAAGTATGTCTTCTCGATAGCTTCTCCATATAAAGGATGGAAGTTAGTGCGCTCTAAATCAATAGGGTAATATAAAACTTGCTGCCCAATTACCTTTTCAATAAGCTCATCATTGACTTGCTTAACTAAATCTCTTTCTTTCTTGCCAAGAAACAATGGAGGAGGTGGCGAATCTGGTCTATTCCATTTATTGTCATTACTCATTTATATTACTATCCCACAAAAATAGGCAGCGGGGAATTCTTCAGGGCCTGTACAGCCGCATCAGTCATCTCGGCATCATTCTTAGCTAGTTCGTTGTAATTCAATCTGTCCAAGATTTCCATCAATTTATCTTTAAGCTGTTGTTGTTCTTCTTTAGCTTGCGATAGTAACTCTGAGTGATTTAGGGTAACACTTTCGCCAGGGATCGGCATAGTTGTAAACTTACCTCGGATTTGGCCCAGCATTTCCTTACACAAAGCTAATGCATATTTTCTAATCCATTGTTTACCAATGGCGTTAATGTTGGCATAAGGCAAATTATCGAATGGTAATGTATTGGGGTTATTAATGCCTTGTGTGCCGTCGTCATAGTTGTTGTTTTTATCCCATGCATTCTTATTATCAACATAGAAATTAACCCATATTCGGTCATTAAGGCCATCACCAAAACCATATTGATCAGGAGTGGGAAAAAGTCTCAACTTATTATCCTTAATCTCATAAGAATAATGTGATGTGCGTGTCCAGATAGAGTCTTCATACATGATCGCCTGCATCTTATTCTGCCAAGTTGGAATAATCTCGAATGTCGAATCATCAGAGAATTGGCCATATGTTGAATAATTACCTACCACACCCACACCGCCATAATAGCCATAAAAGCGCCACATGGCACGTGGAGACTTATAAAAAACTCTTGTTATGATAACACGCTTATCACCAACTTCGCCTGAAAATGGAACTGCAGTGCCTGCGTCATTCGTTCCCGTAGCTGACGAGGCGGAAATAATAGTCTGCAAATCGTAATCTTGCTGATCTTGTTTGGTGGCAAACGACGCGGAATAAATAGGGCTTGTTCCGCCATAGCCACCAGCAGTTGCAACAGCATCTCCGATCTTACGCGCTTGAGCAAATTGAAACCTCGGATATTTTAAATTAACATTCTCAGGTCCAGATTTTCTCTCACCCTTGTGATCAAATGTGCCTGTCTGCATGCCCAACACATCAGACATAATATTTTCACTCTGATGTAAATTAATAATATATGAATATTCAAGTACAGCCTCTTCATAGGCTGCATATACATTAGCTGGCGTTAATTCAATATCAACTACATCGCCACCCAACTTCTTATATACATAATTTACTTGCAGTGCAGCACCACTTAAGAAATCAGCCGATCCTGTGTATATGCCGTAAGGAACTGCGGCGGCCACATTAGCTGCCGAACCTGTCGATGTTAGCACAACTGCACTAGTTTCAGACTTCGGGTTTAAATTGGTAGGCATTCGATGGTTTCCTTAGTTTCTATACCGTAAATAGTTTTTATAAACCAAAAACCCCTGCAAGAGCAGGGGTTTCCTACAAGTACTAATTTAAAACCTTATTTCGTACCAGAAGTTTTCTTTTTTGTCCGACGTGGGCGCACTGTGCGTTTAGGCCGAGGAGCAGCGACTACCTCTTCTTCAACAACTGGTGCAACTTCGGGCGGTGTAGGCTCTTCGGCAGGTGCCGCTTCGGCAGGTGCCGCTTCGGCAACTGGTACGGCAACAGCGGGAGTGGCTGCGG